AAAACGAAAGTATCCAAAGTGCGTGCCTGCTGCCAAAGCAGCAAGGATGACAGAATCCCAGAGGCGGAGTGCCGTTGCAAGGAAAAGAGCTAGAGCACAAGGAGTAGGTGGTAAACCGACTAACGTTAAAACTATTTTAAAAAGAGAGACGGGTGGTATGGTAGATTATTATAGAGGAGTAATTTAATGGCAACATCAGGTTCAACATCATTTAATCTTAATATTGACGAGATCATAGACGAAGGCTACGAGAGATGTGGTCTAAGACCAATGGCTGGATATGATTTGAAAACTGCTAGAAGATCACTAAATTTATTATTCGCTGATTGGGGGAACAGAGGTGTTCACCTTTGGAAAGTCCAATTGAATGAACAAACTTTAACTGCTGGAACGGCAACATACACAGTTCCATCAAATGTAAATGATGTATTAGAAGCATACATCTCAACGACAGCTGCTGCAGCAGATAACGCAAACACACAAGATGTAGCTCTAACTAAAATAGATAGATCTGCATATTCTGCTTTACCGAATAAACTAGCAACAGGTCAACCTTCACAATATTATGTTGATAGACAAACAACTCCAAAAATTAGTTTGTACGTTGCTCCTGATGCTTCGACTTTCACAACGTTGAAATTTTATAGTATCAATAGAATCGAAGATGCGACTGCTTATAATGATCAACAAGCAGATGTTGTTTACAGATTTTTACCTTGTATGTGTGCAGGTCTAGCTTATTACTTATCTATGAAGAAAGCTCCTGACAGAATACAAGCTATGAAAATTATTTATGAAGATGAAATGAAAAGGGCTTTGGAAGAAGACGGGCAGAGAACATCATTGTATATCTCACCTCAGTCGTACTTTCCAAATGTATCATAATGGCAAAATACGCGAACGGAAATAGATCATTAGCGATATCTGATAGAAGCGGACAGGCTTTTCCATATCAAGAAATGGTTACAGAATGGAACGGTTCATTTGTGCACATATCTGAGTATGAAGAAAAACATCCACAGATTAGAAGAAAAAGAGTAACAGCAGATGCAATCGCTTTGCAAAAGGTTAGACCTCAGAGGTTTCAACAACCTAGAACAGTAGCTGATAATGATATCACTTTAGCAGACTCAGGAGGCACGGTGGTGGGGATTGCTAATTTATCTCTACCAGGAGACTTTGCATTTGAAACTTTTGGAACAGAAGTAACTAGTAATGGTATAACTACATCTTTACAAACA